AGGATATTTCGTACTTGAACGATTACCTGTTTATTTTTTTCTATAAAGGAAAAATTCTTACCATTCGTATCTACCAATACCATTACATCTCGAAGAACCTGTTGAAATTCTTGAAAACCTAAAATATCTTTTAGTTGTATTTGATATGTATTGTATATAAAACTCTCTATGGTTGCTCCTAATCGCTTTAAATTTTCAGCCGACAAAAAAGTGACTCTTTCATTATCTGACATTGTAGAACTATATTTGATTTTAGTTGTACTGCTTTAAGCTTCTTCTACGGTTGCTTTCAAACCTACACGAACAAGTGCCTCACAGTATAGAACTGCCTTATCTTGCGAAATTGTACATACCATACTGACACCATTTGTGAAAGCGCTATTTACTACTTTTTCACAATCAAGCATTGTAAGAATGGGAACACCAAACTTTACCTTTTCGGCAATGTGTCGCGTATCATCTCTTGTCCAATTGCTATAATGAAGCATAATACGATAGATTGACTCAAATTGTACATTGAATGTGATGGTTGCCGGTGTTTTTATTAAAGGCGATGGATACGCCAAAGACGACGAGGATAAGGACGAACGATTTATTACCGTTGTAGTAAATTCATGACTACGATTGTTCGTAGATGTAGATATATCGCTATTTTGTCGTCTCAATGACACGACAGGGCAATGGCCTGAACAGATAATTAGTTTAATTCGCATTGTTTTGTTTTATATTCTTATAATTTAATAATATATTTTAGCTATATATCATTTTTTATTGTTGTTCGGGGAGGAGTTATACAGAACTCTTACGGAAGAATTTCTTACGAAGTTTGTGTATATCATTGTCTCGTATTTTGATCTTTACAATGTTGTCAAAAGGAGTCGCGGGATCTTGTTGTAATAAAACAATCCATCGCACAAGATAAGCCATGGAAAATACACCGCATTCTGTGTTCTGGTACTGATGACGATAAGTATTGTATTCCAATTTAAAGGGTTTATTTGGTGTATCTTCCTCTGCTTTCTTACGAAGCATCTTCATATACATGTCTACTTCTTTGGGAGGAGGATTTGGGACACTGTTGTAGTAATATGCCCCATACGAAGGCGAACGCGGATCCAATACAATAAATAGCGCCGTCCAATGTGATCCGGGTTCATCGTGATGATCCATATTGATGACCATTCCAGCATATTTATAGCCTTTGCTTCTCAACTTTTTAAAGTTAATATTACAGGTTTCCACATGAAGACATTGCCCGAAAAATCCAGTCTTTACCGCAAAATCAACTGGAAAAACCCCAATAAATTTAAATTTGTATTGCGGATCATCTTCGTATTGGAACATAGCATCTTCTATGTCAAAATTACTAAGCCATTCGTAGGGATTCTTATTCCATTCTTTCGGCGCCACAGGTCGCAACTTCTTTTTAATAGGGTCTGTTGATTTCGCTAAATGATCTACCCAACAAGCTTCGCGTTCTCCACCTTTGCATTTCTGTTGCATTCGTTCATTGATGGCAGACCATAACTTATTTTTACTCAACTTCTCAATATGTTCAATCGGGTTTGTTTTATCACTCTTGTTCCATGCTTCTGCCAGACGAACAAGTGCTTCTTTATCAAAACAGGTTCGGTCCCTCTTGAATGTATTGTTCGCAATCGGTGAACATACAGACATAAAATGGAGTAGGTGGTTTTTCTTACAAATTGAGTATATAAATTTGTTGCGAGGCACAAGAAAAATTGATATGGGTCATAAGAAGATTTATATATTGAATTGAATACCAGTCCTGATAACATTTGTATAGTTAATGGAATTATATAGTGCTTTCAGTGCGAAAATATAATATAAAAATTAACCGAAGTTAATAACCAGAGAGAAAACAGAATGAACTCCATTGATGATTTTCATAAATATTTACAACAATTTAGAATTAAAAAAGGACAACCCTATACACATACCAGTATTTCTAAAGTCGGGGGGCCTTCTGGACTGAGTTTGAATATTCCAAATGAAAAATTGGATGAATTCTTTGAAAATTATACACGAGTTATGATGNGAGGNTCNCCTCTCCATCTAACGGAGAAACCGCTGAACCCGAGTCTTATGCGCGTGGATCTTGATTTCCGGTTTATGCCGATCCGGGGATCCTCTGATACGAACAGCGATGAAGGATCCTCTCTTGACGAGACGAGTTCTGCGAATAAGAAAACGGAAACGGATCAAGAAACACATGTAGCCGTTCCGCGTATGTACAAAGAGGAAAATATTGAAAAAATTCTATTGGCTTACTTTGAAATCTTGGCCGAGTTTCTTCATGTGAAAGACGACACCTTGATTGCCTATGTACTTGAAAAGGCAGAGCCGATTATTAAGGGGGGCAAAATCAAGGATGGCATTCATATTCTATGGCCGGAGATTATCGTTCAAAATAGCTTTCAACATCTTGTGCGAAAAAGGATTCTGGATCAGGCGGAGAATATCTTTGAGGGACTAAAAGTATGTAATACATACGACAATATTGTAGACGAAGCAATTATTGATAAAAACAATTGGCAAATTTATGGCAGTAGCAAGCCAGACTGTAAGTCCTATACGGCCACGAGGGTGTATAAATATAACAAATATACNCAAGCGCTTATTAAATGTGNTACGCCTACCCCGAGCGAGGAATTGGGGTTGGTCAAAAGGTTGTCCATGCGGGTAGAACACGAACCGTGTCTGTTCTATACCGAAAAAGAGAAAGAGTTCAATGACTATGTTCTACATATTATGCCTACGATGGACGAAAAACGAAAACAAAAAATCAATTCGCAGATCTTTGGAAATTCCATCAATCCGGCAAGAGCAGTTCTTGAAAATACCGACGAGCGCGAGTTGGCAAAGAGGCTGGTTATGGAATGTCTTTCGCATCAACGAGCCGAAAACTATGAGGATTGGATCAAATTGGGGTGGACGCTGCGCAACATTGATTATGATCTTCTGGAGACATGGACAGAGTTCTCGCGACTTTCTCCGAAGTATATTGAGGGTGAATGTCAAAGATGTTGGGATAGAATGTGTTCGGATACACTTGGTATGGGCACCTTGCGATGGTGGGCGCGCAAAGATAATCCGCAACAGTACAATCATATCATTGAGGGGAATGTGCTTACATTGATTGATAAATGTGCTGGAAGCAAGGGAGCTCCTTACGATGTAGCTGAAGTGGTTTATACGATGTACAAGGACAAGTTTCGTCATACGACTAAAGACATCTGGTTTACCTACAAGGACGATAAGCATCGTTGGGTAAGAACGACCCAGGGTATTATCTTGCGCAACATTCTATCTACCAAAGTATGTACGAAATTCTCCGAGAGGGCGAATTATTGGAATATGGAATTGGCAAAGACGGATAAAATCAACAGCGATGCTGTGGAGAAGAGTTCGCAATTAAAGAAGATATTTCTTGATCTTAAAAAGACTTCTTACAAGAGCAATGTGATGAAGGAATGTGAGTGTTTCTTTACAGATGAACGATTTGAAGATTTGCTTGATTCTCGTCCGCATTTGTTGGGATTTGAGAACGGNGTATATGATCTACGAATGCACGAATTCCGCGATGGAAGTCCGGATGACTATATTACTTATTCTACTGGAAGACACTATATTCCGTTTAATGCCCGAAGTGATGAGGCAGTAGAGATTGATCATTTTCTATCACAAATCTTTACAAATCCTGTCGTATGCCGATATATCAAGGATATGTTTACTTGTATGTTGGACGGCAGTGTGAGGCAAGAAAAATTCTATATTTTCAATGGGTCTGGATGCCATGCACCTGGTACACATATCATGTTGTATGATGGTCGCCTCAAAATGGTGGAGGACATTGAAGTAGGCGATGTACTTATGGGTGATGACAATACACCTCGTAATGTTCTTGAGCTATTCCGGGGTGAAGACGAAATGTATAAAATTATACCCATCAAAGGAGACCCTTTCGTGGTAAATAAAGAACATAAAATTAGTCTGAAAGTCACTCTTTCCTCATGTCCGAGGATTATTACGAGAAAAAACAAGATTTATGTTAGATGGCTTGAACAAATATTCTATACACTAGAAGATGGTAGTTTAGTAAAGCAACGAGAGAAGAATTTTACAACAAAAGAGATAGCTAACAAATTTATAGAGTGTCTTAATACACAGAAAGATGTGTTAAAAATGGACGATGTAATAGATGTACAAGTAAAGAATTATATCACATATAAAATGAGTAACTTTAATCTATATCTATTCAAAACTGGTGTGGAGTTTGGGGAAAAGCAAATTAATATGGATCCATATATACTGGGGGTATGGCTGGGAGATGGTACATCACGAAGACCTGATATCACAACGATGGACGAGGAAATCGTAAAATATTTCCAAGAAAATATTCCAGAAAATCATTGTTTCAATAAAAAAGAGGATAGGGGTAAAGCGTCAACCTATAGTATTACATTTACAGGGAAACGAGAACGATATGCTTGTCAAAATGAAATACTTTCTGCATTACGACACTATAATCTTATTATGAACAAACATATTCCATATGATTACAAATGTAATAGTCGTGATGTACGCCTGAAGGTATTGGCAGGCATTATTGATACGGACGGAAATTATCAAGCAAGTTGTAATCAATATGGGATCATACAGAAAAACAAAAAACTAATGGAAGACATTGTATATCTGGTTCGCTCACTCGGGTTGGCATGCTATATGAAAGAGATACAATGTACATGTACAAATGCTAAAAATGGACCCGTTACTGGAACATATTATCGTATCCAAATCTACGGAAAAGGGATTGAAGAAATTCCTTGCCTTCTACCACGAAAGAAGGCAGTGCCTCGTACTAAGTTGAAAAATGCTCTTCTAAACAACTTCAAACTGGAATGTATAGGAGAGGGCAACTATTACGGCATGAAAGTGGATAGCAATCACCGCTATCTAATGGGAGATTTTACAGTAACTTCGAATTCGAACGGCAAATCAGTGCTTCTTAACTTCGTACAGAAGGCATTTGGCGAGTATTACTGTATTCTTCCCGTTGCTCTTCTTACACAAAAACGAACACAATCTAATAGCGCTCAGTCAGAATTGGAGCGCACCAAAGGACGTCGTCTTACCGTCATGCAGGAACCAGGTGATGGAGAAAAACTAAATATTGGGTTGATGAAGGAACTTACAGGAGGCGATCGTATCCTTACACGAGGGTTGTTCAAAGAACCGATTGAATTCAAACCACAGTTCAAGATGGTAATGACTTGTAATGATTTACCAGAAGTATCAAGCGATGACGGAGGTACTTGGAGGCGTATTCGTGTGATTCAATTTACCAGCAAATTTACAGAAAGACCAGACCCTAAAAAGATGAACGAATTCAAAGCGGATCCAGATCTAATGCACAAATTTGATCGTTGGGCAGATACATTCATCTCTATGCTGATTGATCATCACAAGCATATTGATGTGACAAATATTAATGAACCAGTAGATGTGACAAAAGCCACCGATAAGTATCGCTTCGTGAATGATAGCATTGGACAGTTTAGCAATGAGCGTATGGTATTGGATAAAACATCTAATGAGCGTGTTCTCATTACAAAAATTTACGCAGAATACAAGGCGTGGGCAAACCAAACACTTAACCGAAGCAAGAAAATTCCAGATCGCAACCAGTTTATGGTATATATGGAAAATACCTTTGGCCCTTATCCAAACGACAACAAAGGATGGCGTAATATTCATATGATTGGAAACAACGACGGCGACAGTGAGGACGAAACAGAATAAATCATGAAATTATGAATGAGTAATTAATTTTTATTAATTTTTCATTTTTTAATTATTACATAGATCTAAAAATTTGACTGGATAAAGAATATAAACAAAAGAGTAGAAGCCTATATTAAGATCAACAGCAATCACATCAATAGCGATATGGAGGCGACGAATATTGATACCATCATTGAAAATGTAACAGACATGCTCATCATTCGAGGGGATGATATAAGCGAGTTTTCAGAGCATACCTATCTTACACCAAGTCATATGTTCAAAACACACCAGCTGATATTTCATACAAACCGCACCGCTGTTATATTTATTCCTCGGGCGACCATTACCGGAACTGTCAAGAGCAGTATGTTTAAGGACTTTAAAGATGCGAAAGAAAATAGGGATCCTGAACAAATCATTTCCGTACTGTCGCAGAGTGAAGATCCGGATCATGTAGAACGAAATGTATCTTCAGTAATCTTTGTATTTGACGAAGATCCTCAATCTCATAATCGTAAAATTATAGCAGATGCGGACAAAGTACTACAAACGGTTGGTGGGATAGCTCAATACTTTACCTATAACGATTTGATGTATAACCCGACAAAACATATCTATGTTCCCCTACATGAAAAACTTGATGAAAGCAATATCAAATCCTTATTTGAGACCTATCAGCTGAAATCAAAATCACAGCTGCCCGTAATTCTTCGTACAGATATCATCGCGCGATGGTTAGGTTTGAAGCACGGTGATATAGTAAAAATTACAAGAAATAATCCATCATCGGGTGTATATTATTTCTACCGATGCTGTGTATAAAAATATATATATTTCCATACTTAATAATATGAAATAGTTATTTTTTGGTTAAAATGGTATACTATTTTAAGTATTCAATAAATAGATTCTTGTACAAATGAATTATCTCTTTTTGTTGTAGAGATAAGTAATGACCGATTCATATAAATTTACGAACAACATACAAAATGTATTAAAATACATTGGAACTAATTTCGTAAATACAACCAATAGGACGAAATATACAGGTGGTATATCTACAGATGATCTATCAGGGGAAACGGATTCAGGATTGAATTTTGTAGAAGCAATTATAAAAGGTTATTCCTCTTTTACAGCAAAATATGCATCATCTCTACCACAAGCCAGCGCGGTGACAAATACTACATTAACAACGAACGTTTATATTCGCAATTTAGATGCTACTTCTGACTATACACAAATGACGGATGCTAATATTACGTCATTCGATTCTACAACTACAGAAATAAACTATAGCAAACTAATAACAGGGGATCTTTTAACAGAACTGAACAACATAAAAAATACATATACATTTTTGTCTGATACGAACTTATCAACATGGAAAAGTACATCATCTCCTTCTTTTAATGTTTCCAATTATACGGTAGTTGACAGTACCAAAAAATCTCATATACCTTACAATAATACAACAGTAAAATTGTCGATTGAAACGGTGTTAGGACCATTGAACAATTTTGATTTCGTTCAAAACGATATATTTATGATACGCCGTATGTTATTGTTGTACGAATTAATGACAAATATCTATATTTCTATGTACCTATATGAGAAATATACTTCACCCGCTTCGCCTGGGGTTGATGTATCATCAAAATATATAACAAATATATCTAATACGGCAAATATTCTCATTAATATAAATAAGAATTTTTCAATATCAACAAATGAAACACCTACTGAACGCTCCAACATTATAAAAAATCTAAATAAAAATATACAAAAATATAAAACAAATAGCGATACGATAAATGATTTAGACGACACCGTTCGTAATCAAAAGATGGAACTTGCTAGCAATCAAAGTACGTACAAAGGTGTTCGTATGGCAACAAGTAATACTTCTAAATATGATAAGATCATCATGTCCATCTATATAATTTCAATCATTGCTGTTGTAGCAATTGCTATATCGCCTCTTGAAAAAGCATCACGATTGATACTGTGTGGCGGTATCTTGGTAGTTATACTTTTATTGGCTGTAATTTTAAACAATAGATACAATAAAGCAACCGAGGGATTCGAGGTAGAAGACGAGGAAGACGAGGAAGACGAGGAAGACGAGGAAGAGGAAGTTAACACAAAAGAAGGTTTTGATAACTACTATCTACCTACCCCTTCTTCACTCGGTCTTGGTAATACGGTCGCCGATAAGACCAACCTGCTTGCCGTCTATAATCAGTCTTTCCTATCGGAAGCACTTGACTATCTAAATATTACAGTATATTTGGGGGCATTGCTTCAATCAAACAGTACCTACAGCAACATAAACAGTACCGTCCAACGCGAACTATCCTATTTCAATCAAATGCATGATATGATAGACAATACAAACAATAAACTTACNGGTGCCATATCCATAACCGAATTGGAAATGATTACGAATTCTGCGAGGGCAACCTTCTTTATTCNTGTTGGTGTAATCCTATCCATCGGTATAATCCTTTATATAGCGTCCGGTGATAATCCCGAATATCAACCTTACCTGTTTGGTATTGTTGGTTTACTGCTTGTATTTGTAATATTCGCATACCTATTGAAGATTTCCAAGAGGGTTCGTACAAGTCCAAAGCAATTCTACTGGGATCGTCCAACAAATATAACAATATTAGATTCTTAAAAATAAAATAATATATGTTTTGGTATGATAATTTTTATTAACTTTCAAGTTTTGAAATGTTTGATTTATATAGATTTGATCTGGATTGTGTATTTTCATCCAAAAATCCTTCTTTTTTCAACCAATTTCTTGAAAATATATTAAATGGATGTTTTTCGTTAAGTAAAACATTTATCAGTATGAGATACAATACGATAAGTACGGCAGCAAGAATGAGACTACGCGTACTAATATAGAACATAGCATAAAGGATAAACATTTGTCCATAGGGATGCTGAAGCAATTTCTGTTGAGCATTGGTAAATTGAAAGGTAAGATGTCTCCCTCCTACCTGTGATACGAGAGCTGATGTAGATGTTGTTAATAGGTCCATATTTTCACTACAATTATCTAAGAAATTATAGCTCACGGATAAAGAGATGGTGTTTATCTGCTAACCCATTACGAAGAAAAGGACATTCGTGAAAATCCTCACCGCATAGAAATGCGATCTCGTCTTCTTTATAGGTTTTTAACACATGATCAAGAAGAGGTAGTCCGCGATGAATTGATCCGTAAATAATTACATCAAAATCATGGGAAGCTATACGCTCACCGATATTCATACGGTCGCATTTGATATCATATTCCGCCGGAATACGAAAAGCATAGGAAAATCCAAAACCATGAATTTGATGACGAATCTCAGGGGGATAACTATCATAAATATGAGGAACCCGAATCATATCTACACACTTCTCTTTAAAAATTTTCTTAAAACCGTGAAGAATGGTACATCGCAGATAGTCTCCGTGAACCGAATCGCCCAAATAGAGAACATTCTTCACATCTTCCACTTTTTTTCCAAGTTTAGATAGGATATATTTTACACGCGCTTCCGTTGTCAAGTTTTCTCGGGTATAATCCAAAAGTTCTTTAACAATCGGTTCGTATTCCGCGCGATCCAATGAAGTGAGCTTCATACCTCGTTTCACAATGTCTTTTGGGAAATCAACCATTGTATTTCTGGGAATTTTGTCCATATTCTCAAAATTAGGAATACAGCCATTCGCAAGGATCTCATAATGGCGATTGCAATCCCAACCCGCCTTACATTTTGTATTACCAAATAGAGAACGCTGATATTCTTTGAAATATTCGTTTTCATCATGAAAAGCACGGCTATCATAATGGCAACCGGCTACCATTTTTTCCTTCTGCGGAACATGGTCTACAATATTTTCAGCAGGTACTGAAAAAGAAATAGGGTGAACTGGCATTTTGATTTTGTTTTGTATCTTAACTATTATATTGAATATTGTGTAATTTCTTAAATTATTTATCTTTTTATTTTTAATAAAAAATGGGATAATGATCCGCCATATCCAATGCATCATCACTTAGTGGTAATCCAGATTGCAAAGACATTTTATTTGTATCATTACCAGATGTATATTGATTATCGTTTAGTTCATTAATGGTAGGTTCATAATTTACCGTCCATTTCTTTGATACTTGTTCGTCCTTAGGAAGAACCTGCGGAATGGTCTTTTGATTATCAAAAACTTCGGTAATCATATTTGGTATAAGACCGATGGACGGGGTATATAGAGCTTCACTGTCTTTGCTATCATATTGTCTCGAGTTTGTAAATATAATAAGGTCAAATACAATGGCAATAACACACAGCAGTGCCATCAGTCCAATTGTATAATCCCATTGTATAATATACACGATGGATACGAGGATCAGTATAAATATCCAAGGTTGTTCTGCGGGTTCAAGTATCCATGAAGGGTAGGGGCGATTGGGTTGGAATCCATATATAATTAAAAATACNGAAAGTAGTCCAGCGAGGACCCCAGCTATTAGATCATGTAAAACACCAGGCATTTCTTCTTGAAAATCAAAAAGAAAAATCTTTTACACCTTGTAGAGTTATTATATACAAAAATCCATGTACTGTACAATACAGGAAGCATACAATGTTCCATCCTTTGAACCTCCTTCAAGGAAAAAGAAATGTTCACCCGATGTTCAGGTAAAAGCTTCCGGGGAAGCATACGAGGCATATAGAAGAGATGGAGGAAATGGCACAGGTGATTTCACAATGTATAAATATGCTGTACCTAAGCCTCCTCAAGACGGACCTATTCAAGGTACAAAAGCNATCCAACGCAGAATACCCTATGAGACCTTTGTAAATAGTCCTTCCATTGGTTCTGTAGATAGGGGTAATGTATCGCAAGTACCTTACAAAGAGAAGGAAAATGATCGCCGACAATACTGCGATTCGTATGGCGTTTGCTCGTCCGATCAAATGGAGCAGTTTATGAATGGTGCCCCGATTGAACAAAACGAACCCGACCGATCAAAATCGGGAAAATCTTCCTATACAGCAGATGGTAAATGTCAATCTTCCCCCAACTTCTACGAAGTACCTCTAAGTGAAGAAACGAAGAAGCAATTTAAGAAAGCGATGAACACTTCTCTAAACCAAAAGACAACCTCGACAGCTATACCTGAATCAAAAATGCGATACGATGATCTTGAAAATATTACAGGCTATTACGATGATGATCTTGAACAATATTTGAAGAATTCAGAGGCTACAAATATACCGAAACGGTTCCCTATGAATCCGGATGCCAAACCATCGGATGACCTTTATGATGTAGATTCGTCTCCACTCCAGCGAACCCTAAAACGATTCTCCGAACACAGCATTCAAAAGCCTCTTGCTCCTGAAAAATTATCCGGTTCGGACAAATATAACCGAAGTTTATCTGTATCCGTAATGAATACGGAATCTTACGGTTGGGATCTTGCTCTTTTCATACTTGCCGGTGTTTTGATTATATTCCTTATTGATCAATTATTCAAAATGGGTGTTATGCTCGGTATGAGACATACGATGGAAATTCTTGAGCCATTCATGAAGGAGCTCAAAGAAATCATTAAAAAATAATTCATTCGCGATCTGGATACGAATATTTATCCGTCCCGATTAAAATATACGGAATCGTTCCTTTAAAGGATTCGTTAAGCGTGGTTTTACGCTTGTATCTGCCGTTATCATTTTTGTTTCTTGAACATTTCCTCTTGTGCGAATAATGTTGGGTTTGTTGTTTGAAGGTCCTGTAAGAGCGTGTCGTTTCGGTTTTATTTCTTGCGGATCCCAAGAGATATAGATCACACTGATATGGGGCGGTGGAAGCAATTGAACGAGGAATCCAGTTCCTCTAATTTTATCTATAATATATTGCGTACAATCCGCAAGATTATACAACGGGAATCCAATGATGATTCCTGGAATTTCATAGAAACAATTCATGCCTCCATAAGTCGCTATGTTTCTTATTTTTCTATGACATAGCTCTATAATGTGATCAAAACTCTTTGTTCGGTTAATATCCTTTTTCTTTCTCATATCATAAAGCTCTGTAAGGCTAATATTTGGTCTCTTATATTCAACTAACGCCATTGTAATTAAAGGATTCTTGCTCTTACTTTACAGGCATATACTTTTTGAGCATGTACTCGCACATAGTATTTACAGGAGGCGGATTATCCGGGTTATCTTATCTTGGAATAATAAGGTATTTACAAGAAAATGACTACCATAAATATGTGCGTGAAGTATCCGGATCTTCCATAGGAGCATTTGTAGCGTGTCTTTTTGCTATGAATATCATGCCAGACGAGATTGAATCTTATTTGAAAGCATTCTTTAAAGAAGATGAAAATATATCATTTTCCATGCTTGATTCTATTATGTCTATCACAGACACATATGGTCTTGATANTGGTAAACGAATGATAAAACCGATNAAACATTTTATGAAAAAGAAATATGGATGGACAGAAGAAACCATAAATTTTAGGGATTTTGTAAAAAAGACGGGGGTAAATATTGTAATTTGTGCTACCAATATTGATACGCGTATGCCGGTTTATTTTAATGTTGATAATACACCAGATGTATGTATATTTGATGCTATACAAGCATCTATGAGCGTACCAATCATGATGGCACCTGTAAATATTAATGGTGAAAAGTACATAGATGGTGGGATAACAGATAACAATCCTGTAGCAGGATTTAGAAAATCAGGACAAAATCGGATACTTATTGTCGTAGCTTCTCCTATTATTCCTTTTGACCTCAAACCAGATAACTTTATTTCCTATATATCTATCGTANTNCANGTNATGATTANNAATTCNTTCAANATAGAAAAGCTAAAACACATGTGTACCAGTTATGAAGCGGTAATGCTTGACAAGACACCATTACCGTTTGTAAAATTAGATACATACGATGACGGTACAATCAAAATTGAAGTAACAGATGACGATATAGATAATTCCATAGCATATGGGTATACCACAATGTATAATTT